AACTAACGCACATGGATTGCTTTGGAAAACTTTCCAAAGCGACGCTTCATTCTGCCGTGTCGGCATGCCTGAATATCTGTTGGTTTTTCGTAAGTGGGCAAAAGACGGGGAAGAGCATTTAATTAGGCCGGTAACTCACCCAAAAACAAAAGTGCCTCTCGAATGCTGGCAGGAATTAGCTAGCCAGTTATGGCCAGACACGTATAGTTATGGATGGAATTATTCTCGGTTCCAATCAGGGAAAGGGGATCGCGACTTAAGATCTACTGATGTGCTTAATGTCGCTTGCGCTAGAGATGAAAAGGCAGAGCGGCATTTATGCCCCATGCCGTTAAACATCACTCATCGAGCCCTCCAATTATGGAGCAATGACGGGGACGTGTGTTTCTCGCCATTTGGTGGTGTTGGTTCCGAGGGGGTTGCGTCTCTGAGGATTGGGAGGAAATTTATTGGGGTAGAATTAAACCCCAGCTATTACGCTCAGGCAATTAAAAATTTAAAGGCTGAAGAGTCTAGCGGAATTCAAATGAGCATTTTTGACGTGCTTGGTCTTGCTGAAAACGAATAATTAAATTATGAAAATAGGAAACCGAATGGACGGAATTAAAAAAAACAGCTGGAGCGCTCGCGCAGGAGCTACTGAAGCGCTAATTGCATTAAGACTGCCAGTTATTTACAGCTTTGATAGTTGGAGGCTTACCGGAACCCATTATTATAAAATGGGGTCGATCATCGGCGAAGGGAAAACGAAGATGGACGCCAAAGCAGATTTCAGGAAAAAATTGCTAGAACATTTAGAGGCACAGCAATGAACATCGACGAGCCGGCCCACTCAACTAAAATTGAAGTAAACAAAATGATGGAATCGAAAATCGATGAACCACGACTCCATCTTGGTTGTTCGTTGCTTGGCAGTGAATGCGATCGCTGGGTGTGGCTGCAATTCAGGTGGGCAGTTAAAGAAAAATTCAGCGCTGAAACGCTTAGGTTATTTAGGCGCGGGAAAGCCGAGGAAGCTTTTATTGTCAGCGATCTCGAGAATATTGGGATAAAGCTGGCTAATAATAACCTTGAAGTGAATTTCGGCTGTCACGTAGCAGGAACGGCAGACGGGATAATTGAAGGAGGAGTGCCGGAAGCTCCAAAATCTAGGCATGTTTTGGAGTGCAAGACGCACTCATTGAAATCATTTAATGATTTAGAAAAAAACGGAGTAGAAAAGGCGCATCCAAAGCATTATGTGCAATGCCAGCTATATATGTTAGGACACAACGTTAACCGCGCTTTATATTATTCGGTTTGCAAAGATGACGATCGAATTCATGTTGAAAGGTTGCGGCTAGACAAAGGATTCGCAGAAAAACAAGTTACCAGAGGGCACAGAATTGCAATGTCGGAAAGAATGCCGCCGCCACTTTCAACCAATCCAACTTGGTACAAATGTAAAATGTGTGCGGGACATGACTTTTGTTTCACGTCAAAGCTCACGAAAGAGGTAAATTGCCGAACCTGCGCTCATGTAACTCCAAAAGAGGATTCGACGTTTGAGTGTGCTTTGTGGGACGCACAAATACCCAATGACCATCAATTAACTGGATGCGAGTGCCATGTTCTGCACCCTGACCTAGTGCCGTGGAAGCAACTTCCAAGCAATGATAGCTGTATAGCCATCTATGAAATTGACGGAAAAAAAGTTGGCAACGGAAAATCAGGGAAAGGGATATTTTCATCAATTGATCTAATAAATAACCCATCAATATGCGCACTTTTGGCGGATGACGTACCATGAAAACCTCTTGTTTTGAATATTTGAGTGATCGCGAATTTCTACTCAGAGAATATCTGAGAGACATGGCCTATCTGGCAATCGCTGGGAAAAGCTACTTAATCCCAATGATCAACGCGAAAGGTTTCTACAGGAATAAAAGATGAAACTTCGTGACTACCAACAAAAGGCAATTGACGATTTGTACCGATGGTTTGCCGATGGAAACAAAGGCAATCCATGCCTGGAGTTGCCAACAGGATCAGGAAAAAGTCATATTATCGCCGCGCTTTGCAAAGACGCAATCCAGAACTGGCCAGAAACAAGGATACTAATGCTAACCCACGTTAAAGAACTGATTGAGCAGAACGCACAACGCATGCGTGAGCATTGGCCGAATGCACCGCTGGGCATTTACAGCGCTGGGATTGGTAAACGGCAACTAGATGAACCGATCACTTTTGGCGGAATCCAATCTTTACGAGGCAAAGAAGACAGAATTGGCTTTGTTGATTTAATAATTATTGACGAGGCGCATCTAGTTGGGCATCGCGATACTGGTGGATATCGTGAATTAATCACCAAGTTGCACGAAATCAACCCATCGTTACGGGTGATAGGCTTGACTGCTACTCCATATCGGCTTGGCCATGGGATGATAACTGATAAACCGGCGATTTTTTCTGACATAATCTCGCCCGTATCTATTGAACAGTTAATTTTCCAGGGGCATTTATCAATACTACGATCAAAGACAACAAGCTCAAAATTGGACGTTTCTGGAGTCCATAAGCGAGGAGGTGAATTTATTGAGTCTGAGCTACACGCGGCAGTCGATCAAGCAAGCATTACAGCTGGAGTCGTTAGGGAGGTCATAGAAAAAGCAGGCGACAGAAAATCATGGTTGTTTTTCTGTGCAGGAATTAGCCATGCTGAGCATGTCTGCGAAGAGCTTCAGTCAAGCGGAATTTCGGCGGCATGTGTAACAGGCAACACTCCAAAAAAAGAGCGCGAATCGATCCTGAGTCGGTTTAAAAGAGGAGAATTACGAGCGCTCACAAACGCCAACGTGCTCACCACGGGCTTTGACCACCCCGATATCGATCTCATTGCCATGTTGCGGCCTACCCTATCGCCTGGGCTCTATGTCCAGATGGCTGGACGAGGGATGCGCATTAAGAGCCACACTGATCATTGCCTGGTGCTCGATTTTGCTGGAGTCGTTGCAACCCATGGCCCTATCACTGCGGTGCGCACGCCAACTGGGAAAGGCGACAAGACAGGAGAGGCTCCTGTTAAAGTATGCGACGTTTGCGCCGAATTGTGCCCACTTTCTGCCCGTACATGCCCTGCGTGCGGAGCGCCATTCCCAGAGCCGAAGCGCGACTCGTTAAAATTAAAGCTCCATGATGACGATATCATGGGGCTAGACGGGGAAGAGATGGAAGTAAAAGAATGGGTGTGGGTAAAACATACGTCTCGCACAAGCGGTAAGGAGATGCTTCTGTGTAAATATTATGGGCGCAACATAAGCGACCCACCTGTGAGCGAATACCACACAATTTTGCATGATGGAATCGCTGGCGAAAAAGCAAGGCGAAATTTGCAGCGAATAATCAAGTCAGCTGGGTCAGTAAATTATCTGGCAGAAAATTTCAATGGTGATTTGATGCCGCTTGTAGAATTTATGAAATATTTACCGCCGCCATCGACGATTAAATATTTAAAAGATGGTAAATTCTATAAAATCATTAATAGGAGATGGGAAAATGTCAAGGCATCCGGAGCCGCCAATTGTGCTTGAATACAGGCGAGGGAGAAAGGCTTCCCCGCCGAAGTTGTGTCACACGTGTTACTTTTATGAGAGTTCTGGATTGTGCTCCACATATAAATCAGTTCCTCCAAAGGAGTTCGCCGATGGACAGCAAGGAAAATGCGAAAAATGGGAAGACGAAGTACCCTTCTGAGCACGAAGAGCAATCAAATTTTGTTTCATGGTTCAGAAAAAAATATCCTGAGGTTTTAATTTTTGCGATTCCGAACGGAGGGAAACGGGGGATAAGAGAGGCAACAAGGCTTAAGTGCGAAGGCGTGGTTGCCGGTATACCTGATTTGATGATCCCTGAATGGAAAGTATTCATCGAAATGAAACGAATCGGGGGCAATTTGTCGGCGCAGCAAAAAGAGATTAATCGAAGATTGAGAATAATTGATTATAGAGTTTTTGTTTGTTTTGGGTGTAATCACGCGATTGATGAGATCAAGTTATTAACTGGAGATTACGAGGATTAAGCATGGCAACTGTACGAGAGATGATTAAAGCTTCCCTCCTGGCCGATGGGTTTAACGGGCTCTATTGTGATGATTGCGGTTGCGGCATCAACGATCTCGCACCTTGCGATGAGATCGGCATGGGGTGCAAAGCGGCAAGAAAATCGACGTGTACGAAATGCGGAGACGCGTGGTATGGGCCGAGCGTCACAGACATATGCGACGAGTGTGACGCAGCATGGGGCGGTGATCTGCCGCCGGTTGACAAGTGGGATGGGTACTGACCATGGACGATTTCGAAAAATGGTGGGAATCTCAATGCCGCAAGAGCGGAGTCACACCTACAGGGTTATTAGGTCAGCACTCCGCCGTCAAGGCGGTAGCTCGAATGGCGTGGGAGCACCAGCAGGAACGGATTGATCGATTAAAAAGACGTTTTAGCGTTGCGCAAATCAACGTAAGCGCACAGCCCTATAATTGGGCGTCGTATTCCAGCTCAGTTGACGACCGAAACTCGATTGTGTGCAAATCGAATCACAGACTACAAGAGGGTGGGTGATATGAACCTACGATACTGGACAGACCTAAGAAACCATGACCCACGGCACCCGCAAACGGTAATGAGGGAGCTGGGAATTACATACAGGGAAGCGATCCCGCAATCGCTTGGTGAGCAATGGTGGTTTCTGGGATGCGAAAATGTCCCCGCGTATTTGCCAGTATATATCCAGGAGTTAAAGGAGATTGCGCGATGTTAACAGATGAGCAGATAGATAATATTTCAGAGCCATTCGAGAGAGCGCTAGGAGAGATTGAATGCGATCTAGGTATTCACTCCGATGATGTTCGTGAGTTCGCCCGCGCAATCGAGAAGGCGGTGAGGGAGGAGACGTGTAAGTGGAGTCAAAGTTCAATTTTGAGACCTACGTATACGATGAACTGCAATCAAAACCCATGGCCATTGGGGGTAGACCAGAAATATTGCCAGTTCTGCGGCAAAAAAATAGAGGTGGTGTGATGCTTGCCAATGAACCGGTTGAGATTGGGTACCATTTTGTCGGGTATACGTTACGCGACGGATCACCAGTTCCTCACGATGGTGAGTGGCTACACTACAGCGGAGATATTGAATTGTGTAGCGCGGGTTATCACGGGTCGCTACACCCGTTTGATGCGCTCCAATATGCTCCGGGGAACACGCTCTGTTTGTGTGAGTTTTCTGGCGAGATTGCTTATGGTGCTGATAAGCTCGTTGCTCGTTCGCGGAAAATAATAAAACGAATCGATGCGGAACAGTTATTGCGAGGATTCGCGAGAGCATGCGCGCTCAGTGTTGTGCACCTGTGGGCCTGTCCAGAGGTAGTGAAAACATATCTGGAGGCCGGGGATGTATCGTTACGGGCTGATGCGTATGCTGCTGCGCGGGCTCCTGCGGGGGCTCCTGCGGGGGCTGCTGTGTGGGCTCCTGCGGGGGCTGCTGCGCGGGATGCTGCGGGGGCTGCTGCGCGGGATGCTGCGTGGGCTGCTGCGAGTGCTGCTGTGTGGGCTGCGCGGGATGCTGCGAGTGCTGCTGTGTGGGCTGCTGCGAGTGCTGCTGTGTGGGCTGCGCGGGATGCTGCGAGTGCTGCTGTGTGGGCTGCGAGGGCTGCTGCGGATGCTGCTCAGAGAGATAGTTTTGTGGCGCTAGTTAATAATGCGTTTTCGGAGGTGGTGTGATGTCATGGACAGATGAATATCTGACGATGGTAGAAGACTGTGAAAAGCGGGAATCTCGACTCACGGAATGGGAGACCGGTTTTATAGACTCGATTCGGAA